ATCGGGGTAGTTGATGCCGATTGGTTGGCCCTGGTCGTCAAGGACTGGATCGCCAGGTGCGTCGCCGTCTTCGTTGACAAACGTTGCTGTGACAGTGATCTGGTTCGGGTTGGTCGAAGACCACGCAGCAGAAGACAGCGGTGCGCGGTAATCAGCAGAGCGGCTATTCGTAACCCAGATGTAAGAGTCGGCAAAAAGGGTGTAACCGTTGCGTTCCAGGAGCCTTGGGGTGTCGGCGTTGTAGACACCTTCCTCCAAGTTGACCGTCAGCGTAATGGTCGTATCGTCGTTGGCGGTGCTGGCGTCGATCGTGCCAATCGTGATCGTCTTGATGTTGCCGCTCTTTTCAGTCAGGTCGGTGGCGACCCGAAGGCGGTTGACTTCCCAGTTTTTGTCAGACTCGAATGCTGCAGTCTTATAGCCCTCGGCAAGTGCAGCGCAACCACCAAAGTTGGAGTTGGAGTTGGTGACGGTTAGCTCGCCACCGTTATCGACCCAGTGGTGGATGCCTTGGCCGATCGCAAAAACGCTCACCTCTTGGATGATCGCGTTGTTGATAGCACGGATGTGGAATGAACGCCAAGACGGCTTCATCCGCACGTTGTCAGGATCCTGTGCGATGTAGTCGTCGTAATCGACAACGGCAACCCAAGAACCGACGTCAAATTTCTGCCAGGCGTTCATGTCCTTTTGAAGGGACACGCCGGTGTACTGGGCCACCACCATGGACTTGAAGCCCTGGGCTTGGTTGCCATCGGCAAAAATGCCGCATAGCCCGTAGGTGGAACGAATCGAGCAGTTGTAGATGTAGGGGCTTGCGCTGCCAACCGTGTCAACCCCAGCCTCAGCGGTTGCAGGCTTGGGACCAACAATCTGGTATTCGCCAGTGCGGCTAACGGTGTAAGAAGCACCAAGTCCGGCTAGCGTGCCGAGCGTCCCCCAAACCTTGCCGTAGAACGCATCAAGTTGCGTTTCACTCGTGAACTGGAAACAATCCAGAAGGTGATGGCTAGTAGTTACGCCTTCTTTGTCGAAGAAGGTAAATCCGAAGTAGTAACCACCGCCGGTAACGCGGAAAATTGCGCGGCGGTTGCTTTGATCCGCTGCTTCTTCCGTCGGCGCTGGAACGTAGTCCGGGCGGATAATCGTTTTCCGCAGATCAAGGCTGATTAGAGACGCACCACGCGGAACAATTACGCCGCCAACTGTGGTGTCGTTGAATTGCTGCAGCTGCGCAGGAGTTGGAGTGAAATCTGCGCTCCAGGCATCTTGATCAGCGGAGCCCAGGCCGTTGTAAACGGTGTGGACGCCAGGAGCTAAGACGATCGAAACCAGATCATCGCCCGATGTCGGGTCGATCCAGCTGTAGCTGGTGATGATCGCCGCCTCGATGATGGCGCGGTTGATCGTTTTGAACGGACGGGATTCGGTGTAACCACACTGCAACCGCTGCAAACTGATGCGCCGCAGCTTTTGCTCTTGGGAGCCGTCGTCAGTGCTTGAGTAATCACCGGCGACAAAGGTGTCGTCACCGATCTGGCTGTTGACGTATAAAACGTAAGGCGCCGTAAGAGGGTCATTAACAAGACCCGCCTGATCTCCAATATCAGCGTCACCGCCCAGCTGACGCATTGCGTCGGTCAGTGCGTTGATCTGGCTCCTAAAACCCGACTGGGGGACGTCGATGTCCCCAAGAGAGCCATCTTGTCCAGCACGGGTGATTTTGGTCACGGAGCCCTGTCTACGGTGCTTCCAATAGTTTAATCTCGCCGGTTGTTACGAAATTCGCCGTGCCAGCCAAGATCTCGGTTGGGCGGACGTTGACCGCACTAGCAGTCACAAGCAAGTCGGCGGAGTAGTACAGGTCGCCGCTGATTTGCCCGCAACCCCCGCCACCGGAGACCTCCCTGTCAATCAGGTAAAACTTCCCGGAAGCTTGGCACCCCTTCTCGGTCATCAACAGCAGCTTCATCAGTACGAGACCGTTGTCCTCCGTGTTCTCGTAGCACTTGCGGTCGATCAAAAACTCGGTCGAGCCACCTCCGGTGACCAGGCTCTTGACGGCCTCGCCAAACTTCTCGCTGATCGCAGTGGTGTCAACGCTTGGGGCGCTCAACTCCAACGTCCACTCGCGGAGGTCACAGATGATTTGCCAGTAAGGAGCAGCATCGCCGCCACCGAGCTGCCTCGGTAAAACGTTGGCGTTGTCGTAATCGCTCGTACCAGGCACTGGCTGCTGGTACGTCGGCGCAAAATCACAGATCGACTCAAGTGTGATGGCGTCTTGCACATCACTGAATTGGTAGACGCCAAACGAAGCGAAGCATTGCCAAATGGCGTTGTTGTAGTCCGTGCTGCCGTAAGGAGCAATGCCGATTGTCCCGGCAACGTTTGAGTTCAGTGGTACTCGGTTGGCTCTGTCGCCAGTAAGTGCCTCGCAGCGGCTGTTGTAAAAGCTGACGTAGCCAAGCTGGTCGATGTGAATCCAGTAGTCCTGGTCGGTGCAAGGCTGGATTTCTTCGCCGCCGGATACGTCACCAACGCGGGAATAAAACTGGGAATCGTCGCCAAACTCCCCGTCCGGGTACTCCTCAGTCCCGTCCTTGTAAAAATTGTCGTAGTAGTTGGTGATTTGGCTGCGGTTTGGGCCGAGGAAATACTGACCTCCGTAGTACGTTCCATAGCCCTCAGGGTTTGGCGGGAAGTTGCCAGTTCCGACGGGTAAGCAAGAAACGACTACTTGGTCACCTGACCAGTAGCCAGGGCAAATGGTGGCTAGCGCGTTGTTGAAGCCATCAATCGCTGTACTACTAACCAGGCACGGGTCAGGCGCTTCACGCTTGAGGTAAAGCCTGCCGCCAATACCAAGAACAGCCATCAGAACACTCCAACAGGCTTGCCGGAGACTTGGAAGCTAACGCTGACGGCTTGAACAGCACCCACGCTGATGCTTGGGCTGATGTTCGTCACAAAGCCTTGGCACGCAAAGGATTTGCTGTCCGCTTTGTAGAAAACAAAGTCCACCGTTTCGGTGATCTCGGCGTTCTCGAAAATCGAGTTCAGAAAATTGTTGGCAGTGACGTTGCCGGGGTCGTAAAGCACAGTCGCGCTGCCGGTTGTGCCGCGCAAACCTTGGACGTAAGTCCTGTCGTAATCCCCTACGCAGGTGTCTTCCAATGCATCCTTGGTGACCGTGATGCTCCAATCACGCACCTTGCCGACAACTGCCCCTTGATACCTGAGTTGTCCGTCAGCTCCGGTTAAGACCATCTCAGGCGTCCAACGTTGCGGTCAGTTTTGCTTGAACCCTGGAGCGGCCAGGGACCAAAGATTCGACAGAAGGCATCTCAGCCCACCGCCATTTTAGGTAGGACGGAATCCTGTTATTCAAATCAGCCGAGTTCCCAGCAAACACACTGCTCGGCAGATCAAGCGTGTACGCACCACCCTTGGAATCATGCCAGCTTTGTAGCACTGCAGCGGTGTCGGCATCACCCAAAACAAAGTCCAAGCTCATCTGGGCATCAAAAGCCCGACTGCCATACAGGCGCGTGACGCTGGCGCCGCTGATGCTGTTGTACTTCTTTGTCTGGTACTCACCAGGAGTGAAAGACCGACGAGTCGGGCACACCGCAGGGAATGCAACGCTCATAGCTCGCCCTCAATAACCCAGTTGCTGGCGACGTCCCAGCCGTCTGTCAAAAGGCTAACGCCGTCAGAATTTGTCGGGAAATAGGTCGCCTCAACTTCGATGTTGCCTTCTTCATCAAAACTCAGGGCTTGGGTTTTGTAAGTCTGTGCGTCGCTGACGCTATTGCGCAGGCAGAAAACCGAGTTCGGATGGTCTGTTTTGCCGCCAAAAACCCGCATCGTTACGCGCTGCAAGTCGGTGGTCGTCCCATCCCACAGCAGAACGTCGTAGTCACCGTCAGCAAGTTCCGGCCATGAGGTGACCGTGCCGTCTTCTGCGATTGCACCATTCGTGGGTTGGTTGTAGGTAACGGTCTCTAGCCCCAGCTTGAACACACTTCCAATGTCAAGCGTGGCTTCGGGTGGCGTGGTCTTGAATTTCACGGAATGGGTGACGTACCGGCGGCTGCGAAGCTCCCACTTGGCACGGTCGATCGCGTGGGTCTGGCTAGTGCAGTAGTCACTAAGGTCGATTTCTTCGAGTGGTGCGTCTGCTGCAACCGTTGGCTCACGGACCGTGATCTCACGGATGACGGGGAACAAACCACCACTGACTGTGTTTGACGACTCCTTCTCTTGGCGCCACTTCACCGAAACACGCACCGGCAGACGGTCTTGCAAATCGGCGTAGGCCATCTCAAAACTGCCGTCGATGATGTTGCCCGCCGTGTAAAGACCGCTAATCGTTTCTGGGCCATTGAATGTAGCAACTTGCTGCAGGGCGAATTTGCCGTTACGCACCACCAGATCGAGGAGGTAGTCATTGGCTACTTGAGCGCCCCAGCTGCGGATGTTGATCTTTTCCGAAACTGCGCCATCAAAGAAGTAACGGCGGGTATTGGT